AAAATATATCTTTATTTCCCAAATCATTTCTTTTTGACATATTAACCTCCTTTCTATCCTTATAATAACATTTTAAGCGTAATAAATCAAGCGAAATATTGCCTTTTTAAAATAAATTTATGCAAAAAGCAAAAAAAATACTTGACATAACGCTAAAAGCGTAGTATTATATAATTAACAAAAGCGAGGGGGGTGAAAACTTGGAAAATATGAAGTTAACATTAAAGGCTCTAAGGGCTAATAAAGACATGACTCAAGCCGAGGCTTCTAAGCGACTAGGGGTTAATCCTGGTACACTTTCTAGGTGGGAGTCAGGTAAGTCTTATCCATCAATTACACAAATTAAAAAGATAGAAGAATTGTATGATGTTGAATATAAAGATATTTTTTTTAGTATTTAATAACGCTTAAAGCGTGGAAGGGTAATATATGAAAAATTTAGATGTATTTGAAAATGAAAGTTTTGGAAGATTAAGAACGACTAAAGATGAAAATGGCGACCCTTGGTTTGTAGCTAACGATGTGTGTAAAGCGCTCGACCTTACAAATGTAACAATGGCTGTTAGTAGACTTGATGAAGATGAGAAGTCTAAGTTTAACTTAGGGTTATCTGGTGGAGCTACAAATGTAGTAAACGAGTATGGGCTTTATACTTTGATAATGGCTTCTAGAAAAGAAGAAGCTAAGAAGTTTAAAAGATGGGTTACTCATGAAGTTCTACCAGCTATAAGAAAAGATGGTGGATATATGGTAACCAAAGAGGGCGAGACTGAAGAAGAATTGATTGCTAGGGCTTTGATATTAGCACAAAAAAGTATTGACCGTTTAGAACTAGAGAACAAGCAGAAAGATCAAATCATAGGTGAGTTAAGACCTAAGGCTGATTATGTAGATAAGATTTTACAAAATACATCATTGATTAAGGTTAGCTCTATCGCTAAAGATTATGGGATGACTCCTCAAGAGATGAATAATCTGCTACATGAGTTAAGGATCCAATATAAACAAGGTAAGCAATGGTTACTATATGCAAATATCCAAGACAAGGGATATACAAGTTCTGAAACTCACGTTTATAAGAAAAAGGATGGAACTACAGATGTCAATTTACTTACTAAATGGACACAAAAAGGAAGAATGTTTTTGTATGAAGAACTTAAAAGAAATGGATATTTACCAATGATTGAGAGGGTTTGAGATGACAAGATGCGAAGGTAAAGACCTAGTAAAAAAAGCAGCCCAGATTGTAGGGGTTAGTGAACAAGCTATAAGGATTGGCCTTAAGTATGACAAGTGGAATTTTGGAACAAGCTTTGCTATGTCAGGAGATAGTCAAAACCCAATTATAGATGAGTATAGCTTGAAATTAGTAGAAGAAGGAAAGATATCACCTTTTAAGGGTGGTTGGAGTTTACCATAAGGAGATAAAAATGACTGTAAGAAGATTAACATTTGAAGATATTTTTAAACCTAATTATGACAAGAAAATCAATAGAAGAGCAGAGAGAAGAAATCAAAAAAGATTACACAAAGATATGCAAAGAGGTTACAAGAAAAGAAGTTGGGAGAGCATTAGAAAGGCTAGTTTGCAAGAGTTTGGAGCATAAAATAAAGCCCAATAGACTGCAATCTAAGGGCTTAGCAAAAAAGACTTATACGGTTATTATACCGTATTTTAGGAGGAATGAGAAGTGAAAACGAAAGAATGGACTTGCCATGACTGGGAGGAATATAGAACCTGCTTAATGACACTCAGTGACGATAGGCTATTGTCTTTAAAAATATGGCTACAAAGAGAGACTAATGAAAAAGAGCGTGATACTAAGGTTTTGTATATAGATTTGGAAATTGAAAGAAGAGAGAAGTTAAGGAGATATTATGAAAATCACATTTACTAAGTGCATATATGAAGATTATGAGGTGGATGTGCCTTTGAAAGAGTATCAAGAAAGATTTAACGATAGCAAGGAGGAAGCCATCCTTGAGTATATGTTTAAGGCTACAAAAATTAGAGAAGATGTTGAACTTGAAGATATGGAGGTTGCTAGCCTTGATGATGAGGATGAGGAGTACCAGAAAGAACAAGATAGACTTTGGGAGATTGAGGAACGAGACCAAAACTCTGACTATCTAGGGGCCTTATATGACTAACACTATTGTAAATGTAAAAGATTTATCCCGTGAGGAGTGGCTGGAGTATAGGCAACTTGGTATCGGTGGATCTGATGCAGCAGCTGCTTGTGGTCTTAGCCATTGGAAGAGTCCTGCACAGCTTTATTTAGAGAAAACTACAGAGATTGAAAAAGAAGAATCTGAAAGTGAGCATTTAAGACAAGGTAGGGACTTTGAGGACTATGTTGCTAAAAGATTTACTGAGGCGACTGGTAAGAAAGTTAGGCGTGACAACTACATGATGAGCGATGATGAGTATCCATTTTTGATTGCAGATATTGACCGCCGTGTAGTTGGTGAAGATGCAATCCTAGAGTGTAAGACTGCTAGTCCTTATGTAAAGGATAAGTGGGCAGATGGTGCTATACCTATCGAGTATGAGCTGCAATGCTTGCACTATATGAGTGTTACTGGGGTGCGTAAGTGCTATATAGCATGCCTTATCTTTGGCACTGACTTTATTATCCGTGAGGTTGACTGGGATGATGAGACTATCGAGATGTTAAGGTCTAAAGAGATTGAATTCTGGACTGAGTATGTAGAAAAAGGTGTTATACCTGATCCAGACGGATCTAGTGCTTATGATGATGCCCTTAAAAAACGTTTTAAAGGGGGGCTAGAGGAAAGTATTGACCTTGACACTGATAAGCATGCCTATGACCTATATCTTTACAATAAGGAGCAAATAAAGAAGCTTGAGGAGTATAACAAGCAGTTTGAGCAAGAGATTAAGCTGGCTATGGGTGATAACAACTTTGGGGAGAGTAAGCACTTTACAGTGAGCTATAAGCCTAGTAAGAGTGTGAGGCTTGATACTAAAAGAATTAAGAAAGAGGCTCCTGAGATATATGAGAAGTATGGAAAAGAGACTGAGTCTAGAAGATTTTTGATAAAGGAGATTAAGGAAGATGAGTGAAGAGGTTAAAGAATACGAAGGTGCAGAAGTGTCTATTAATAGGGTTATTTGGGCGAAAACTCAAAAAGATCTTGCTCGCCTTAAAGACGAAAATGATGATTTAAAAATGGCTTTAGATAAACAAAAATCTAAATATATCAAAACATTGGATTTGCTGACATCGCTAATTAAATTTATGGAGGACTAAACAATGACTAATGCAAAGCAAGCACTAAGCAAGAAAACAAACAGTAAACCAGCGCCACAGGATAATGTTAGAAACTTATTGATGAGCATGAAGGGTGAGATTAACAATGCTCTACCTCAGTACTTGCCAGCTGAAAAGTTTGTAAGAACATCTTTAACTGCTATTAATAGCAATCCTAAGTTACTACAATGTAGCCCACAGTCTTTACTTGCGGCGGTTATGAACTCAGCACAGTTAGGGCTTGAATTTAATACTCCTCTGGGTGAGGCTTACTTGATCCCTTATGGCAATCAAGTGCAGTTCCAGATTGGTTATATGGGGCTACTAAAATTAGCTCATAACACAGGGCAATTTAAGAGGATAACTGCCAAAGAAGTGCACGAAAATGATGATTTTGATATCGACTATGGTACTGGGGAGATTAAACATAAACCAGTAATTGTAGGGGAGTCTGGCGTGGTTATTGGCTATTATGCGGTGTATGAGACCAAAGATGGCGGCCGTGATAGCTTTTATATGAGCAAGGAAGATGCGGAAAGCTACGGTCGTAAGTTTTCTAAATCATTTAATAGTGGTCCTTGGAAGACTAACTTTGATGCTATGGCCAAGAAGTCTTGTATCATTCAAGTGCTTAAATATGCGCCTAAAGCGATTGATAAGCCTGAGCTAGGTCAAGCTATGGCTTTTGATAATCAAGTCTTTAAGTCATCAAATAAGGACCAAGAGACAGGGGAAACAACCTTTGATATTGACTACGAAGTTGTAGATGATGAGCAAAAAGAAGAGCCTAAGGTGGATAAGGAGACTGGGGAGGTTTTGGAAGATGATTTCTTTGAGGATGATTTTGAGATGGTAAAGGATGATGAGTAATTAATGTATAAAATGTGAGGGTTAATGTTAGAAACTAATAAGATTTATAACGATGATTGTTTGATAAAAATGAAAGAGATAGACGATCGTTCTGTTGATATGATTTTGTGTGATTTACCTTATGGGAAAACTGCAAATGATTGGGATGTAGTAATCGACATCCCAACTTTGTGGGGAGAGTATGAAAGGATAATAAAAAACAATGGAGTGATTGTTTTATTTGGAGATGAACCTTTTTCAAGCAGGTTAAGATTAAGCAATGAAAAGATGTATAGATACGATTGGAAACGGAAGAAAAATAATGCTACGGGATTTTTAAATGCTAATCGTATGCCGCTTAAGGTTAATGAAGATATTATTGTCTTTTACAAACATCTACCTACCTATAATCCACAAAGAAGGTATGGGTTTAAAAATTATAAAAAGATAGGTTCTGGCGCGTCTTTAAATTATGGCACATCCAAAAGCCAAACTAACACAACAGTTGAAGATGGGGGCAGGTATCCTATTAACCATATAGATGGTATAGGGAAGGTTATTCATGGTATACATCCTACACAAAAGCCTGTTAAGTTGATGGAGTATTTAATAAAGACCTATACAAATGAGGGTGATTTGGTGTTAGACAACTGTATTGGGTCGGGGACTACAGCAGTGGCTAGTGTT